GTCCTCCGCAATGCAATCAATAACCACCATCTGCTCTTCACTCCAGCCAGCCTTGGCAAACACCTGTCGGATAACACGGAAAGCCAAAACAATGATGAGAGCTTCCATCTTCTTGTCGAACTTGCCATAATCACCGCACACCATACGATCGACTCCAAAGTGCGTCAAAAACTGATAGTACTGTTGCCATTCAAGCGATTGCACTGTGCAACCAGGCGAGGACTCGAACAAAAATGGATGTTCTTGCATCACCTTCACGAAAGGAAGCAAATACTTGCGCACAACAAAGCTCCAATCAGCTGGTGCTGCCGTAAAAACGCGAATCTGTCCCTTGGCCACCTTGTGCTTAGCTCGGGCTTCATCCTTCAACTGACCGCTAAACACTGGGCATGCACGCTCACCACGCTCATACTTGGCCTCAATGACCTCAATGCGTTTCTTCACTTCATCCGTGAACTCCATGTTGCCTTCACATCCATCGAGAAAGTACTTCTTGCTCTTGTTGTAGGGCTCACCCATAGACGATTTGAAATTCATCTTGTCAATGAATCGAACACCATCAATCCCATTGATGGTAGCTCGCTCCGACAGCGGTTCCAAAATTTTCAGATCGTCAGCACTCAGTCCTGAGCACACATCGTCTGCATAAGCTTGAGCTATCTGCTTCATGCAAGAGGAGCTCAAAGCTCCAAATTGCTTCTGCGTAGAGTCAATAAGTGCTAATCTCCACGGACGCCAATCGCGCAATTGGGGAGCCATAAATGGAACGTCCCAACCACGCTGCTCCAAAATTTGAGCAGCTAGCAGCGTAGGTCGCACCTTGGAACGTGGAGTCACACTAAAACCAATGTAGCTGCCAAAAACCACAAGTGATCCTGTCTCCAACCATCTCAAAGGTGATCGCTGACGTAACGCACCAAGGCTCTTTGGACGACTCGGAGCGCCAAGTATGGGTTCAGAACACTGAATAATTGGCATAGCAAAATGCTGGACTGCCTCGGCCACTACATCCTCATCAATCGATGTGGCCCACACCATCCCACTCGCATTTCCCAGAGTGTGAATACCAAGGATAGCTGCGACTGGTTGGTGCGAAACAAGGGGTGATCCACAATCTCCAACCACAGTTGCTTCACTTGCATATCCTGACCACATGTCCAATGTTGTGTCTAACTCCGGTACGTGCAGCTTCACTGGAGACGCGCATTTTACGCGTGTCTGTTTCGTGCAAATGCGCTTATCGCGAGTCACATAAGTCGCGGTATAAGCGCCCTTAAGACTCGCTTTGCGAATCAGCCCACGCAAATCCCGCTTGGTTTCCCAGCTGTACACTTCAAAAAATGCCAAATCGCGCTCCGGGATCCTAAAAATGTCCTCTTGACGCAATTTGAATGTGACATTCGGTGAAGCTCCCTGCACATGTGGCATCACTGACAAGCTGACCTGAAGATCGCCATCGGTCATCATGGTATGATTGTTTGTCATCCACAAATGGCCGCATGGACTAAACACGTTGCCTTCGCGCGCCACACAGCCATTGGATACTTTGATCCGAGCTGTGTTGCGTTCAACAATCTGCATCAATCGATCAAACGGCAAACTAGCAAACGAAGCACTCAATTCAGACCTGTCAAACGTGGACGTTTCGTAATCATCGCGCTTCCAAACATTGACTTTCTCAGTCGTGGGAAAAATGTTGTCCGGGACTGACTGGCGCAAACCCTGCGTTTGGGGCTCGTTACTCCTTCGACTCTGATATAGACCATAAGTCACAATCATCGTCGACAAAGCAGCCAATCCCCCCAAAATGTACTTCCACTTACGTGAAAGGTAACACGCACTCGTCATATCGCCAATCCATTGGTAGTATGCTGCACAATCCGTGGTGTACCACTGAAACCCCTTCAATACCAGCTTGCGCGCGATACTCC